CACTTGCCATTTTCTGTAAAGCCCCATGCAATCGCAGTAGTATGAACGCTCTCGCTATCAATCAGAAAAGGCCATGAGTTGAGTATCTTGTCGTACCAATGATTAAACGATTCGTATACCTTCATAGTGTACTCGCTAGGGTGAATAGCCCATCCAAAGCCATGCTATCTAATCCTAAAGCACCTGAAAGCTGAACGACCAAATCATCATCACGCTTCACTGTTTGAGCATAATCCCATGAGATTTGAGTAACAGTCTTTTGTGGTTCGGATAGTCCGTCTATGGCTGTCTGTACGTTAGCTAGTAAGCCTTGTTGGAATAAAGCTAGACGTGCTTGGCGCATGGTTACTTCTGTAGGGATAGGGATAACGATAGGGTCAGCAGGGTCGGGAGTATTGCCTTCTGCAAGCCATGCTAGGTATGCTTGGTAATCAGAATTATTTTCATCGAATGGAATGCAAGTTCCGTCACTTCTCATTATTGTATGATTTGAAATAGCTCCATCAGGGCATTGAATTTGTTTATATGAAATCATTTATAGCTCCGAAGTAAATGCTGCATTTACTGAAATATAAGACCCAACAGTCCAATTGCTTGCAGAATTATATAGACCAACACCATTTGGTCCATTTATTGTTGCTGGAAGGGTTGCCAAAGCTACAGTACCAGCAGAACCAGCATTAACTGTAAATGTTGATCCTGCATCAATAGAAGGAGTGCTTCTCATAGTTGCTGGGAATGCTATTGCGCCAAATCCATAAGTAGTGTTGTTTGAAATTGATAGTCCTTGAGGATAGTTTGTTACTTTATAATAATACCTCTGACACAAAGCCAACTCAGTACCATATGGTCTATAGTCGAATGATGTAGCTGTAGAACCTTTTTCTAGTTGAACACCTGTGATGTAGAAGGTAGCTCCAGATGTACCTACTACGGATGTTGCGCCTGTAACTGATAAATATCCGCCAGCAGTCCAAGAGCCAGCTGCTGCGCTTTGTGTTGTTCCAACTCCCAAACCAAAGTTTAATTCTAATCCTGATGTATTGTTTGTAGCCCAAGTTCCAGTAGTATCTCCAGCAATAGTTATAGATATAGTAGTCCAAGTATTTGCTACAGGAATTGAATATGTAAATGGATATGAACGATTTTCTAATCCGTTGGTAACAGTACCTCCAAATGTTCCAGTAAGACTAGAATAAACTTTAAATGATAAAGTTATAGGAGAAGCGTTAGCAGTTCCCCATGCTAAATCAGCAACATTAAATCCTTCAATTGCTTGCCTTAAAGCAAAAAAATCAGATGCTCCAACTGTTACTAATGATGCAGTTGAAACCCCAAGATAATTGCTAAATCCTACAGGGGGTGTTACAGAATTTATATTTTGTCTAATAGTAAATTTAGATGCTGCTGATTGAATATATAACCATCTATCTACTGTATAAGTATTTGATGTTGGAGTAACAGCAGCCCCCGCATTACGCTGGTCAATCATCATCGCACCGTTAATAATACGATTCTTGAAAGCTGTTACAGGTACAGAGTACTCTGCTGATACTGTGCCACCATAGGTAGGAGAGGTGATTCCTGAATCGCCATTAAGTGTTATTGACATATTATTCTCCTATGCTGTAGTTAAGTAGCTAAAAGAAGCTATCCAAGACATGGTTGAAGACATAACAACACTATTGTCATATCTAAATACTGCCATAGTAGTTCCCCCAGCACTAGAATAAAAGCTCCATATAAATCCAGCAACTGCATTTTCTCTGCAAGAAAAACCTAACCCATTAGCTACAGGATAAGGCAGTCCAGAAACAGTAATTGTTGAAGACCCTGTTCCTGTCATTGTTGAAGTTTGAATATACATAGAACAAGTAACTACTCTTCCAATTTTAGTAAACAATCCAGTATTTGTTTGACTAATTGTTAATCCTGACTGTGCTAATGTAGGTGTCCAAGTACCGTCAATTGGTACTGCTACAGTACCACTCGTACTAGGAAATGTTAATGTTGTGCTTCCTGCTACTGCTGGAGCTGCTAATGTTACTGAACCGCTGGTATCACCAGCTACGACTATTGATGACATTATGCGCTCCTTACTAGTGCTGCTGAAAAATCTCTGCCAAAAACTGGTTGTGATGTTCCTACATTTTGAGCAACATAAATTTCTAAATAATCAGTTGTTCCGTTCATTTGGATAAGAGTGCTTATTCCGAGAGATACAAATTGAGTATTAAGAATATCAACCTCTCTTTCTGGGGTCATAGTAGCTCCGTTTTTATATATTTTTAATGATGATAATGTGGCACTTCCAATTCCTTGATATTGAACTAAAGCGCTAACTTGATAATACCCAGCAACAGTTGGTGTAAAACGATAATTGGTAGTATCAAAGTTTGTATTTGTATCAAAAGTTTTAGTGTTAAATGCTATTTTTGTATATGTTGCATTAGTTAAAGTTTGAACTGCACTTGCATAAGCACTAAACGCTGGAGCTGCATTAGCTGCTACCTGTATCCCTGCATTAATACCTGTAGAGTTAAGTGTAGCTACCGTTGTGCCGTTAGCCTGTAAAGCTAAGGTACCACTAGCATCTGCTGTTGTTATTACACCACCACCACCTGTTGTACTTGCATTGATCGTTGAAGCCATTTATTTCTCCTATAACACTATGTACCGACTGCCAGAAGGCACGGTAACGACTACGCCAGAATTAATGGTCATTGGTCCAACGCTCATAGCGTTTTTACCTGTTGTAATTGTATAGCTAGTTGCAATAACATTTTTATTTTCATAAATTGAACCACCAGCTACTGCACCAGAACCACTAGAACCAACAATAATAAAATTAGTACCATTGTAACTAACTGCAACTATTCCACCTGCTTGTATTTGACCAGCAGATACCGAAGAACTATCATAATTCACAATATTAATAGCACCAAGCGCATTTAAATTAAGCGTTGATGAACTAGTATTTGAATTCAAAGGTTTAAATGTAACTACTAAACCAATAATAGAAGCTAATGTAGATGGTGCAACAGGCAATGAAACCACATACGCATTAGCTGCGCCCGTATCAGCGCCATAATTGGCATAAGAAGCAGGGTCGTTAATTGCAGTAGCAAGCGTAGATAAATCATTATCCAATAATGACAATGGAATATTACTTGTCGAGTTTTGAAATACATTAGGGACTGTTACTGGCCTTGTCATTTTATCTCCTTACCATCTTGCTCTATCTTCAAATTCCAACATCATCGCATTTAATTGATAATTAGGAACGCTAGAAGTCATTGTAAACCCAATGTATTTACCATAGTTAGTAACATCGGACATAATATAAATAAATCCTGTTGAAATCCATCCTATTGCACTAGAGGAATTATTAGTCCACAAAATAACATTGCCATTATTATTGACCCAACTTAATAAATTTTGTGAATTTAATGTAAATGCATTACTTGAAGTTTCTGTATCTACGCTTAAATTAGCGGTAAATACAGTTTGCGGTACAAAAACTTCTAATCCTGCTTTTAATGTTTGTTTGGTAATTAATGAACTATTAAAATCCCATAAACGAGTTTGAATAGTGGTATTAATGGTATTTGTTGTGCTTTTAAACGCATGGTACAAACTAGAACCATCGGTAATATAAAGTTCTTGTTTGCCATCTTCAAATACAGGCGCACATAATGTCATTGCATTGCCTTGTGAAGCTAAAAACCATTTGTTATTAAAATATACCGCCATTAATTTTCTAGGTGTTAAACCCCCTGTATATGTAAACATAAAACACATACACAATTGATTATAAATCATGACTGCGCCACCAGTCACAGTTTGCGTAAAATCAATATAAGGAATAATGCCGTCTAATGGGTCACTGACTTTTTGTGGCACAGCACCATAAATTAAATAAAACCCTGCTTGATTACCAAAAAATACACCACGCAAATATGGTTGTACAGACAAAGGCGTACTTGAACCCACAAACGCTGTTAAATTGGTATTTGAAAATGTAGTAATACCACTAGATACAGATACGTTAGAAATGACGTTAATACTGTCATCGCCAAAAATATACAAATAGTTATTAGCAGAACATAATTGAATAATATTGTTGTGCAATGTGGAATCTGAAATAACAAATGAACCACCTGCATTGCCTACTGTAAAATCGTTATATGCACCTGGTGCAGAATATAAAATTGTACGCCCATTACCTATCCAAACACGCCCAGAATACACAGCAATATCAGTACCAGCAGAAGGTGCAGAACTAACGCTAGACGTTGCTGTAGCCACTATAGAAGGGCTATCACCACCAGTAGGTGTAAAGCTAATGGTAGGCGCTGATAAATAATTACTACCAGCCGTTGTAATGCTAACTGAAATAACTGACCATGCAATAGTAAATGTAGCAGATGAACCAAAGCCCCCTGTCACTGACACAGGACTTGATGGTGCGGCAGTATAGTCACCTTGATTAACTACGCTAACGCCTGTAATAGCATTACTACCACCTACTGTAGTAACTTTAATGGTTGCTGCTGTATTAAATGTACCACCGCTAATTGTTAATACATCACCTACAACATACCCTGTACCACCAGCCGCAATAGTAATTGTACCTATGCCTACAATTGCATTTCCTACAGCACCAGAACCACCACTAGTGGGCGTAAATACCACAGTAGGTTTGTGAAAATAACCAGAACCATAAGCAGTCATTGTGACTGATTGTACTTGATTGTTAATTTTAGTAAATGTTGTGCCATCCCAAGTTGACATGCCTTTACTTGGGTCAATAATTAAAATACGTTCATTTTTCCATTGCGCTATTTGTACGCCACTGGGTGAAAACGTACCAGCAGCAGCCACTGTTGTTTTTGCATAAGTAGCTGTTTGTATTTGATAAGCAGCCCCCGAAGTACAAAACATAAAAATGTAATCAACACCATTAATATTGGCTGATTCCATATAATTACATGTATCTGGCGCAACTGTTGCTAATGCAGTTGTAGGTGCTGGTACTGCTTTAATATTGCCGTGACCAATAGGCATGGCATTTTCAAGCCATGAAAACTCTACATCTTTAATAGATGTACGATACGCTTGTGTGTTAATTCCACCAAAATCACGGAATATATGTTCCCGTTTTTTAGTTTCTTTTAATTGCGTTGAGCGTTGTTCAGCCACTTATGGCAACCTTCTTGTAAACGTAGAAGCCAATGAATCCAATGCACGTTTCTTGTACATTTGAAAAAACATTTCTGCTTCCGCATAAGATTGTTCTTTAATTTTGGCTAATCTTGCGGCATAGTAAGGCACAGGCGTTGTAAATGGATACGCTATTTGTTCTACAGTAGTGTTATCAATCAATACGTTAGGTAAAATAACACTATCCATTTCAGATACATACGTCATATCAGGCAATGGTCCAACATACAATGTTTGTTGCCCAAATACAGAAAAAGCCGCAGGCCGTTGTTGCCAAGTAGTCCACATTCTTAATTTAGCAGTCAATTCAGTAAATGGCATGTAATTAAGAGGAATACGAAAATTACCCCAAATAATAGTCACAGACAAAATATCTAAAGTATTCGCATTAATATAACCTACTTGAGCGCTAGAACTTGTGCCACCACCCGCTAAAAATTGTGCGGTAATAGTAGAAGTATAGCCACTACCTTGTGACGTAATAACAGCCGATGCTACAACACCACTGCTACACGTATATGTGCCTGCAACGCCAATACCACCACCACCTAAGAATGTAATAGGATAAGTGCCGTCAGTATAACCACTGCCACCGTTAATAATATTAACGCCAGTTACGCCACCATAAGCATAGGCTTCTGTACTTGATTGAAATATAGGAACTTGATTGATACGCAAACAACCAGTATCTGATACGGTTCTGGCTCTTGCTTCATTGATATAATCGGTTAACTCTTGGGTAGTCCAAAAGTTTCCCGATACATCATGGAGAAGCCGCCTAGTCGAAGTTATATAATCTGACAACGTGGTCATGGCGGCTTTCCTCTTTTACATAGTTTTAATAGGGTCTTGTCTTGCTGGTTTGTTTAATTTTACTTTAGATTGAAGTTTAGCAATATCTTCTGATTCAACATTATTAGATATTGTTTTCACTTCTTCCGCAGTAGGTGCAAATTCAACAGAACCTTGCTCAAACACAAATTTACTTAATTTTTTCATTGCTTCTTCTGTTTTATCAGAAGATACACACCAACCTTGACGAACTAAAAATGGAATCTTATCTGCCATTCCATAACCAAAAAAATGCCTTGCAGCCGCTTCTTCAATTACAGTTGGTTTATTAGGTTCAAATGTATAGTCCACACCATCATAGCGGTCTGTTAATACAAAATTATTACGATTCGTTACACGTAGCAACATAATCATTTCCCTTTAAAAATTAAAATTAACTAGCAACCGTAGGTGCATCAACTGGTGTAGATTCTACCACAGGTGCATCAACAACTGGTGCATCAACAACTGGTGTCGCTTTTTTACTTGCTTTAGGAGCAGATACAGCAACAGGCGTTGCCTGTGCTGTTTCATCCGCAAAAGCCTGTTTTAAAGCAGCCCAATCTCCAGCAGCAAATTGTACAAGAACAGATGCTTCTTTTTCTACTTCTTGTGCAAGATTACTTAAGATACGTTCAACTTCATTAATTAGACTCATTTTTTATCCTTAGATAGCAACAATGTATGAAGTATCAGTTGCACCACCCATAGTTTGCGCAACCGCAGTAGTCGCACCAGAAATAGTACCAGTGCTAATATCTGCATAAGCAATACCTGCAACAACAGTTTGATGTAAACCACCGTCAACAATAGTCAAACCACCTGATGCAGTTGTTGACCAAGCTGTGTAACCAACACGTGGTGTAAACAAACCAGTTGTAATTGCAGGATTAGTCAATGTAGCAGAACCTGCAGTTACTGTTGAACCAAAGAAACCAATGTTACCGTTAGAGTTGGTTTTACCAGTTTGAGCAACAGCAGTAGTAACAGTAAAGCACATTACAGCAGTAGCTGCAGTTGTTGAAGCTGGTAAGAATGTAAATGTTGGTACAGAAGTCATACCAGCACCACCAGTACCACCAGTGTATGTTGTTGGGTTTGTACCAGTAATAGGCACGTTACCTTGAACAGTAATAGCAGTCACAGTACCAGAACCAACTAAAGTAGCATTAACTGTTAATACAGCATTAGCACCAGTAATATCACCAGAAGCAGGCGTTACAGTAATTGTTGGTGCAGATGTATAACCAGCGCCTTGATTAGTTACTGTAACAGCGTTAATTGCACCGCCAGAAATAGTACATGTTGCAGTTGCTGGTACACCGCCTTGTGGTGGCGCAGAAATAGTCAATACAGGCGCAACTGTATAACCAGAACCGCCAGAAGTAATTGTCACTGTAGTATTGATAGCACCACCAACAATCAATGTTGGTTTAGCTAAAATTGAACCACCCGCAGCAGACATAGTCACTGATGGCGCTGCCGCAGTACCTAATTGCAATGCTGGTGGATAAATACCGTTTGTGTAACCAGTACCAGCGTTAGTAATAACAGCGCCAACCATAGTGCCTGTGCCGTTATATAAACGATAGTTTGTACCGTCTGATGACAATATTTGTGCATCTGATTGAACTGGTGTACCTAATGAACGCCACATTTGTGTTTGTGGGTCATACCATTGTACAAAAGTGTATTGGCCTGGAACAACTTGATATTGACCAGAAGGAACTACGTAACCTTCACCAGATGTTAAAACAATTGGTGTTGAAGTATTTGCTAGGGTTTTTGGACCGTAACCTAAAATATTAATAGCCATGTTTCTCTCCTATTATAGTGTGAGTGAGTTAAAGCCAGATACACGGGTCATTGCTTTAGGTTTTGTTACTACCATTTCAGCCAATGTCACTACAGCACCGATATAACCTAATTGGAAATTAGATAAAGTTGATTCAAAGCCTGTAAAAGCAAAACCAGCTTGTTCATGGATGTATAGAGAAGCGTAATTTGAGTTAATAAAGTACATTGTACCTTCTGGGCAATATGGGTCAGCAAATACTGGCACACCACCAACCATTAACGCACGGAATCCGCTACGTGGTCCATTTGTATCTTCATCAAATGATTTACCTGGCGTAATAACGTATGATTCTTGACCAACAAAGTCTTGTGCTAATAAAGTCCATGTACCAAAACCGCACACTGCAAATGTAGGTACTTCTGCACCGTTTTTAACAGTACCAGCAATGTATTGCAATACGTTTTGACGAGTTGGGTTAACTGCACCAGCCGCATAAACTTTAGATTTCCACCATGTAGATGTGTTACGGTTAATATTACCGTAAGCAACCAAGTTTGTACCATCATCAATAGCACCTGGCAAGCCAATAAATGCTTGTTGGTTAGTTGTATTGTTGTACAAAGCAGTTGCCATAATGTCACAAGATACGTTACCAGCATCATTCATACGTGCTTCAATTAATGGAATCACAGCATGGTCTAATTGAACCGCACCTTCCATTCCTAAGAATGGAACTGGAACAATTAATGATTTCAAATCAAATTCTGATACAAATGCACCTTGTTGTACTGATGGTTGGTTAAATGTACCAGAATAATCTGACCATTGACCATTGACAAACTGTGCGCCCTGTACAGGAACAGTCACAGATGACACACCACCTGTCGCTGGTTGTGCATTAGCAATCAATGCAGCAAGCAAAGGGGTTGAGTTATAAATTTGTACTACTAATTTCGGTACAAACGCTCTACGTGTGACAGCAGTAAGTTCGTTTGCAATCGAACCAGTTGGGATTATGCCCTGTCCGAGAACCGCCATAATTATTTCTCCTTAAAAAAGCAGGGCAAAGCCCAGTTAATATTAACGTCTAGCCTTCAAAATATCATTGATGGCATCGTTTGCTTGACTTCTAGCCCAAGAGTTAATATCTCCACCCATTTCTTTAATGCTAGGCATTGTCATAGGAGTAGAGAAAGTACCTGCTGTGGGTGTAGCAGTCTGCTTTTGACTAAGATAAAATTCACCAGCAGTATCAAAATTGCCAATTTGTTTATCTAACATCAATTTTTCAACTTCTGCAATTTCGTCTTTAGGAATACCCATATCCATTAGTTTTTTATGACTAGATTTGCGTAATTCTTTAAACTCATTTTCACGAAGTTGCGATTCAAGACTAGAAATTTTGTCTTGAAGCGGTTTAGTTCTTTCATTCATCCGATATTCCATATCAATTTCTGGAATATTGGTAGTTGGTGAAGCTGTTTTAATTAGTTCAAGAAACTGTCTACGTGTAGCAGGATTATCCGCAAGCGTTTTAGAAAGCGTTGCAAGAGATTCCATTTCATCCAATGACACATTTTCGAGTGACATGATATTTTCCTTAATTATTTAACTGATGCACCAGGTTTTTTAATAGTCATTTCATTTTTGTAATGACCATGTGGTTCATGCAATTTATCCAAACCACCCATTTGATTTAAACGTGGTGGATTAACAACACGACCGTGATTTTGTTTAATATCCAATGGGTCACGAATACCGTAACTTGCTGGTTTCATCCATTCTGTTTTAGTAGCCATCTTTATCTCCTTACTGTTGAGGTTGTGGCGCTGGTGGTTGACCACCCGCACCTTGCGATTGCGCCTTCATCAAGGCTAATTGCTCTGGTGTACCGCCACCAACTTGTGGCATCGATTGCATCATGCTCATTAATTGCGCTGGTACTAATTCATTATTATCTTCTTTGTGGAAATATTTTGAAAGTTTCAATAATACATCCATTACAGTACGACCTTCTTCTGAATGAGAACCCAAAGCTAATAATGCTTGTTCAAGCATACTCATTGCAACGGTCACTTGATTTTTAGCAGCTAATTTATCACCATCTTTAGGTTGGTCTATGCTCATAGGTGCGCCAGTTGGTGCGCTTGCAGCATCGCCTTGCGGTGCTTGACCTGGAGAGCCAATCATTTTTTGTAAATCTGGTGGTAGTCCTTGTGCATCTGCCATGATTACTCCTTAAAATAAACTTATGGTTGGTACTTCAACCCATTCAACAGTTGCATATAAAGATGCACCAGCAGGAACAGCATTACCACCTAAAGATAAAGATACAGATTGACCTGGTCTAATAATAGGTGCTTTTGCACCACGATTATTGTAGTTCAATTCAACGTAGGTTACAGGAACAGCAGGCGTTGCAGTTGCAGGAATAGTTATGTGTGCTGCATCAATAATATTAGGTGTGCCTAATGTTGGCGCTGCCGTATAACCAACAACAGTAGCTTGTGTTGCTTGGTCATTAGTATCATGCTGTGTAATTACACCTTGACCAGATAAAAATGCTTGTTGTGTTGTTGTAAATGTTGTTGGTGTGCCACCAGTATTAGCGGTAATTCTACGTGTGATGTAAACATCTGATGTAGATGAACCTGTAGCATCGTAAGAAACATAAACTCTGGAAATTACCAAAGCAACTGTAGATGTGCTTGGATTTGAAATATTTAAAATGTCTGTAGCAGAAGTATAAGGTACAACATCAAACAACACTGCCTTATAAGTCGGCAAACTAGAACCAATAGATACTTGTAATGAATTGCCTATGTCTTTAGCCATGATTAAGCAGTCAAAATATCGCCATAAACATAAATATCCACAGTAGCAGCAGCACCTTGCGCTGTTGTTAAGTTCAAATAAATAGAACCTGTACCTGTGATTGAAGTTGTTTCTGTAACAGTTAAATCTTGAAGTGTAGCTGCTGTTGCCAATGATGGTGTTGTACTAGCATTCACAATGGTTGTACCAGAACCTGCTGTACCACTAAAAATACCAAATCTTGCAGTAGTTGGATTAGTTGAAGCGTTAGTTAAACAAACTGCACGTACACGGAATTTAGTCGGTGTATCAATTAATGGAATTTGTACGTCAGCTACTTGGTTAAAGTTAGCGCCTGTTACTTGACCTAACAACACATATCCTAGTTGTGACGGTAATTTACTACCAATATTAGAACCAGCCATTTTTTTCTCCTATTTGTTCGAGCATACTTTAATGCTCCGTTTTGAACACTAAAATATGCCGACTGTAAGCGAAAGGGAATAACTCCTACAGTCGACAAAAGTAATTCATTTAAGAATTACTTACGTGCCTTACGGCCTTTGCGAGCTTTACGTGCCATGATGAATACCTCCCTCATTTAACGGGCCAATTATTTCACGGGAAAATCAGCCATATCCCACTCCTATTACTAGGATTATCAGTAGATTGCACCTAACATTTTATGTTGTCAATAGATTTTGATAACAAGTGATTAAATATTCATCAAATGTTATTTTTTCTCACCACCGCCACCTTGTTGCGCTTGTTGTTGTTGTGCTTTTTGTTCGTTTTCTTCAATTTTCTTTAAACGGTCAAGCAAAATAGATTCCATTGGTGGATGTAGCATTTCAATCATACTCTTACGGTCAATGGCTTGTGCTTGGAATAATTCACCAACTAATTGTTTATAATCTTCTACATAAATTGGGCTTGAACTGTGCGCATCCACTTTTACAACACATTTACTTGTTAATTGATTTAAAATAAATGGCATGTGGTCGTCATCAAGGAAACGTGTTTTGTCGTAAATACGCAATACTTTAAGCGTAAGACTTGCAATCTTTTCTAATGCATCTTCTACTATCAATGCACGTTTTTTAGCACGGCTAGAGCCTATTCTAGCAAGCGTATCTGCATGACCTTTACTACGTACACCAGATTCACCTTTACCCATCATCATATTACCCATGCCAGATGCTTCTGCAAACATGGCATCAATTTCATGAATGACTTGGAAAGCCTCTGGTGGAAAATCTGGCGTAAACCGTTCTACTTTAGCCGTAGGGTCTTGTGATTTAAGCAAACCGCCTGCATAATTTAATGCGAAATTTTGTTCATCTAAAATACCAAATGTACCGTTGATAGAAGTAGGTGGTCTAGCTTGTTTGTTAAATAATTCATCAATATCTTCCATTCGTTGTGTACGCCATTTTTGAAGCTCAACCAAACGCTCAACTTCTGACTCACCCCAAAAATAATCATACAAAGGATTAGGACATACTTGCACAAAAGGCACTTCACCTTCTACAAATATGTTTTTGCGGTCATAAATAACCACCCCTTGTTCTGCCATAGTGACTGTTTGATAATCGTTAATTTCATCATTCCACAACCACAATTCATACATTTTAATAACATCTTCTGCCACCTGTGGTCGATAATCTGTATTTACATCTGCAATACGTGCATTACCAATCATATTAGGCGTTGATGCAGAAGTAATTAAACGACTGACTGCATCTGGCATTGTTTCTTGCATTGATGCTGGTGAACCTTCAAGGCGTTTTAAAATAGATTCACGATGTGGATGTTTTTCAAGTAAACGGTCTAATTCTGATTTAGTAATAAAATATTCGTGATACATGGCTTCTTGACGGTCAATGTAAGGAATATCCTCACGTAACACACCAAACGCATGTGGTTCTAACGCATAATAAGAAACGCTACCACCAATGCCAGGCACAACTTTACATATCATGGTGTTGTACACTAAAGACCATTGCAAGCACGTATTAAACACAACATCTGCATTACCTTTGTGCCATGCTTCATTAACGGCTTGTGTTGCTTTATTTAATTTATTAACTTCTTCTTCATGGGCATCGGCATCTAATTCAACGCTGAACCTTGTAGTGTCTATCGAAAACAGAAACGAAGTCAGAAGGTCGATGTGCGGATAAATCTTGTTGAAAGCAACGGGAGAGCCTTCTGTGCTGCCAAACAGGAAATTGTTGCGAAGGCGGCTGTACTGGGGTTTGCGGTTGTTTGCGGAATATGAACATTTTTGTAATAAATCCCAATAAAAATTTTCACGTTCTAAACCGTCTTTTGGTATCTTCATTTAAGTTCCTTTGCACTCTCTGTTCTTACATTCATCGGTATAGAGGCTTCTGGTCTTGCTAAAGAACCTTTTACCGCATTTAATCCAGAATGGCCTAATTGATGGCCTTCTGCTTGTAAACTAGACAATCCACCTTTGCCCCAACGTGGCGCTAAATCTTGATGCATATTACCTGATACTGAACCTGTTGAATTATGTTTCATATCAGTCATATTAAAATCAGAAGCCAATGTATTTAATGTTTTATCAATATTGTTAGAACGATTTACGCCATCTTTAAAATGCACACTAGGCGCTGACCTAAAATCACGTTCAACCATTGTGCCTTTACAACCATAAGGACAAGCAGCATCAAATGCTTCAAATATCCCATGTGCTTTGCAAATATATTCTTTAAGAACCGCCATGTTGTTTCTCCCTTTGATATTGGTCTAAATATTTCTTTAACAATTTATCATAAATCATACGTGCTTCTTGATTGGCAGGATTTTTGTTTAACAAATAATCTGCTTCTTCAACTTTTTTACGGTATTCTTTAGCTTTTGGACCATCACCATTGTATAACTGAATTAAATCTAATCCTTTGGCTTTTTGACCACTTTCATAATATTTATTAGCTAAAGCCAATACACGATATTTACTGACTTGTTCTGGATTTGGATTAGATGGTCCATTAAATACATCATATTTTTGATAACCAACAATATTGCCTTTTTTATTTTTAATTGGTTCAATTTCTTGATTAGTTGAACGATTTAAACCTAATTGGTCAACAATCTGATTAATTTTCTCATAATTTGCATTAGGTTTATTCCAATGCTGTTCACCATAAGTTTGATTAATTAAATCAGTTTGTTGTTGTGTTAAATGTCTTAATTTTTCAAAATTGCCTGGCGCATTAATATTTGAATAATTTATTTTTTTAATTTCTACATCTAACGCTGCAATTTCTTTTTGCGTATTTAAAAACTTTTTAGTAGGCGCAGACCCCCAATTAATATTAACTTGATTGACTCCATAATCATGCGGTCTGTTTTCAACTAATGATTGCGCTAATGTATATTTTTCCACACCTGGTGGATATAAATTTTTCATTCTAGCTAACGCATCGGATTGCGCTAATCTATCTAATGAAGCCATTGGATATTTTAAAGGGGCTTGCTCTTTTTCAAAATACGTTTTAGATGGATAAAAATTAACGTATTGTTGACCTTTATCATCGGTCGTAATAGGTACAGGATTGTTAGGAGATACCAAAACAGGATTCATTGTTTTTTGCAAAGCAGGCGTAGCCGTTGGCTGTATAGATTTTGGTAAAACAATGGCCATGCTTACTCCTTAATAAAAAATGTATCCCTATCAGGTTTATCAATGTATTCATTAATGTTTAATACATTGTTGTGTATGACTGATTCTAATTTTTCCATAAAATCTTGATGTCTAGGAACAATTACACAATCATCAAGAATAAATTTATTGCCTTGATTAGCTGAAAGCAAATCTCCAACAATAGTATAGCGTTTACCAGCTAAAACATTAGGTGGAAGTTCATTCATGTACCAACGAAAAAACATTTCAACGCCACGTGCTTTAATTTTCCAACTTCTACCCTCTTTAAATGGCTTATGAATCAATCCACGCAGTATTAAAGGGTGTTCATAGTGAGGACAGCCTTTTTCAAAGGCTTTTACCGTCATTTCATATACCCCATTAGCTACAGGGGTCGGTAAATTCCTTACTTGTTGATATCTTGCAACGTCAGCTCCACTTTTTCTTTCCATTGCCAATAATCCCACTTATCATATAACCAAATATGGTATTTTTCTATCAAACTATTGTATTTTTTAAGTAAATAGTATTTTAATTGACTTTCTACTGTAAAAAACTCCATTTGTAGTTGTTCATGCGTTAATTGTTCTAAATTGTCTTTAGATAATCCAAATTTACCGTTTATTTGCTTTAATTCAACAAACATACGTAATAATTGAGCAATGACACGGGTTTTATTGCCATCTGTAGGCAAAATAGTCTTATTTTCTTGGATTCTAGGCATTAAAACGCCTTTATCCTTTAAATCAAACCATCTAGAAAACCTTTGTAATGTTCTATTGGTCATTTCACCATTAGAAGCAAGTTGTATTGTTTTGCCATCCATTCCGCAATCTTTAGCGATACGGGCTACAGGCAATTGGTCTTGATACAACATCACTCTTAACCGTTGTCTAACTTCATCTCTGTTGAGTACCAACATCGCTAATTCCAATGCGTTTTAGATAATTCATTACAATTGTGCCTGTTTGCGTTTGTTCTGTAGCGTTAATTTCATCTCGTCTAGAAGCGGATGCCAATGTATGACCACTAGCAATTAAGTCATAACGCATCCATTCACCCCAAGCAATGGCTGCAAGTGCTAAAGCAATACATCTATCATCCTTACCTTTACCAGAAGCCTCAATTGAACCGCCATCTTGTACAATCGATTTCATTTCATCAATACAATCAACAGACCGTACTCGTAAGTTTTCACGTTCAAACGTATCTTTAAGGAAATGCATCATACGGGCTTTAGTATCGTAAGTAGTTTTCCAATGATAAGCTAACCCACCAGCACCCAAGCCATCAGTACGCCTATAAAGGTAAGAACGTATGTTTCCCAAGACATCTTGTATTCCTTTTGACATGCCAGGCACATTCATTCCTGCCTGACGTTTAAGATTTAATATTTCATTCCAGACCGCTTGACCTGGTCCATTTATTTCAAGGTTGACCATACAATTGCCATAAGCTCCTGCAAGATAAGCGATAACCCAAGCAAATTGATAAGTATTACAACCATCAGTAGCATACTCTGCCACTTGTTCAATTCCATCTGCATAACAACGTAAGACTTGAATAGCAAATCTATCAGCCCAATCACTACTGCCATAAGCAGGGTCAGCACCAATGACATAATAAGCACCTTTCTTTGGCATTTGCCAGATTTTTAATTCTGCATTTAATGGGGTTGTTGGCCGTAATTCTGTTTCATCAAAACGCTCCCCCATGCTAAATCTTAATGACTGATAATTATCTTCATAGTCCATTGCATGACGATAGGCTTTAGTTAATCTATCAGAAGTAAAAAATTGACTACCAGACAACACAAACGCATCATCTTCTGTTGGTGGAAATTCTTGCATCATCATGACGGGGTCACCGTTCATTTTTTCTTCTAAGCGCCAACGCCACCAAGCAATTTGTTCGGGTTCTATATGAAATTTATAAAGCCGTTGTACGTTATTGACCCATGATTGTTCTTCTGCGTCTAATGTGCCATCCCAATAGGCTTCATAAATATCTGACCCTTTTTCAGCACGGTATTGCTCATTAAGCCACCAACCAATAAATACAGCTTTTTGTGTGACAGACCGTTTAGCGGTATCCCACATATCTTTCCAATGATTAAACCCTTTAGCAGTAGATTCCCAAATATACAGACGGTCAGGGTTATTATCAGCAAGAGTGGCTTCAAAAGACTTTAAACCTTCTTCATCACCCCAAAACGCTACTTCAGTGGCATGTGCAAAACTAGAAGCCGTTGACCGTCCTAAATCACTAGATGACCTTGTACCAGCTACTTGATAAACAAACCGTGAATTGTTTTTAAAGATAAGTTGTGTGCGGTTATGCGCTTTGATAGGCACTTTATATTCTTTAGGCAAATAAGACATATAAGCCCCTAATGTTGCTCTAAAGAAATCACGGGCAGCATCATTGTGTGTAACTAACGTACCTTGCAAAGCAGTATGTTTAAAATTCCAATACAAATCTAAAGCAAGCGATATAGTAGAAATCCCTAACTGCCGACCTTTAAGGAATTTAAAATCATGAATGTCATTTTCTAAGCCATCCGCAATGGCATCAATATATGCAATCTGACAGCCATTAGGCACAAGTGGAATTAAGCCTTTTTCTTTAGACTCAATTTTAAGTTTGGAACAAAACTTCCAGAAATGTTGTTTATTAAATTTCATGGCAATTGTGAAATAAAATCCACTAGCGCATACACTGCCACTAATAAAAACAATGCACAAAAGATAGTCACTACTTCCTCAAACTCAGGTAATCGCTTCATGATGCTTCCAAAGCATTATCAAAGCCTAACTCGGACCATTTATTTAATACTTCAGCAGTGACCTTTTCAGCAACGGTAGGATGACAATTTAAAGCAACCCCTGTACGTACCCCACCATCATCTTGCGCTTCTGTTTCATCTCTAAATATCAATACATAATGAATCCCTAACGGTGCATTAGCATTAATAAAATCTACCCAAGCCTTAGTATCCATATCATCCCTTTAACTATTTAACGTAAATGTAAATCCTTGAGTAGTGCGTTTAAGCAAACCATGACTTTCAAGTTCTTTAGCCAACATACTAATCATTGACTGCGTATAACCTAAATCTGACTTAGCTTTAACAGCCCAACCACCTACCCCATGTTTAAGTGGCATAGAAGAATGTTCTAGCAACCAAAACAATAAACGATAACCACCACGTGAAAGATTAAGTTTGTACATAATTTATATAGTACCATCAATTATACTGATATATTAGATATTTTCTTTTTGGGGGGATTGGAGGGGTTCCCCACGCTCACCGACCAACAGACCCCATCGCACAAAGTGTGTTCATCACACAAATTTTAGACGCAATTAGCCTTTGACCCCCTTAGTACCTAGTAGCGCTTAGTGTTTAGTGTGTGTGTATTAGTATCAAGTAGTGAAGAAAACCCTAACACCATTTAAGAGCGAGAGAGAGTAATACTATCCCATTCACATTCTGTGTGTGATTACTAGTGTTTGGTGTGTGAATAAGCCTTGCACGCCCCGAACAGTTGAAGCAACTAAGGTGTGTTTGATAGGGGATAGGGTGCGTTTAGGGGGTTTTAAGGCCAAAGCTAAACCAAGCCTGATAATGTTTAATCTCAGGGGGTTTGCGCTTTGCCTTTTGGCATGTTTATTACTGGCCTGTATAAACACTTAACGATGCTATTCAATCTCTGGCCTGATTGTTGTCACCCTCATGTTATGCGCTCAGGGTTTAGGTTTTGACAATTGCCCAAGTAACCTATCTGTTTATCAATCCCCGCCCTTGTGCTTTATTCCAAACGGGATTAACGCATCTTATAATCTTTCATCCTTCCACGCAATTAGTTTTTCTTATCAACAATTCAAATATCATTTAAAAATAATTTAATTATATTTGTACAACGTAGTTGACATTCAATAATTAATCACTAGAATATGAATTGTAATTATTCATATACATTATTAAAGGGGCTGCAATGTTAAGTTATTCAGATTTAAAAGAAATAGGGGCGTTTCTGTTAGCGTGTTCTGTTTATGTTGTTATTTACTTAATATTTTTTGGAGAATAAATCATGCGTAAAATTGAAAAACAAATGCTTAATGCAATTTCAGAAGTTAAATATTTTTGTTTAGATAATACAATGGTTAAGGCTTATAACACTTATTGCGACATCTATTTACACGGAAACCACATTGCAGAATATGACAACGCCAATAATAAACTAACGGTAAATGTGCAAACTCTTGCTAAATGGCCAACACCCACCACAAAAAGCCGCTTAAGAGCATTAGGCGCTAATGTCACCACCAAAAAAGGCCAGACGTTTTTAGATGGCGTATTAATTGCCTAAGTGTTACCTGCTAACCTTTTCCATTGAGGGGGTTAGCGGATTATCACTTGATAATCATAAACTTGTCGAAAGGGTTTTATTATGAAAAACATCACACAACACAAAGGCACACTAAAAATCATTGCACGGCTTGATACCAGTTACAACGGAAATCCACGCTATTTGTTATCAATCGATGGCTTTACATGCAAAACGGCCGTTGATTCAATGCTTGGCTATTCTGTGACTAATTGGAATGAAAAAGAAGTGATTGCCACTATAGGCACACACTACAACCAAGCCACCCTTGACACATTGAAAGGGGCTTAATTATGCAATATGCTTTGTTTCAAATCATGCGCCATGCGCTAACCATTCAAAAAGAATTAAATTATTCAATCAAAGGGGTTAAAAATGTCACTCAATATTAATTTTGATTCTGTGTGCGATATCGCTGAAACAGTTTATTTTTCTGTGGTGGATGAATTATCACTTAACGATGAATGTATCAATGTGTTAATAGATGGCTCAACAGAAAACACCGTTTTCGGTCAAGAATTGTATTATATGATTGAAAACGCCATCGAAAATTTTATGATTGAAAAAGAAATGCAGGGGGTTTAATCATGGTTACATTATACGAAGTGCAAGAAAAAACGCTTTGTGATGGTTGGGTTAACAATTGGCGCATGACATTTACTAGTAAAGAAGCAGCACAAAATGAATTAGATGAATTTTTAATTGATTGTCATGAAGCGTACAAAGCGCGTGAAATGCTGGATTATTTAGATTCTAGCAATTTTCGTATTGTTCAAATTAAGGGGATTTAATCATGCCACAATTTAAAGTGCAACAGATTGTGCAATGCGAAGTGAATGTTTGGTATGTTATCGAAGCAAAAAACCAAACAGACGCTGAAAAAATGGTAAAAACAATTAGCACACCCACATGTGCAGAAGGTTGCGATTATGAAATTGTTAACGATAGTGAAATTTTATTAACTAAAATTGAAAGGGTTTAATCATGGCTACATTTACAGCCGTTGCAACATATCGCGTGACATTAACAACCACCATCGAAGCAACAAACGAACAAGAAGCATGGTCAATTGCTGAAGCCCTAGACGGGTCAGAATTTAAAGAGTTAGCCGACAGGGGTTTTGATGACTGGCAAATTAACGAAGTATTTAAAAACTAACATAAAGCCCCTTTACGGGGCTTTTTTTTGGTCTGTTGATACATTGACATTAACTCACAGATAAAACTTTACCACAGCACTTGCAAATGACTTTGGTAGTGGTTTCTGCATGATGACATTCATCACGTGCAGGCAATCCACGCCCTTTACGCAATAAATCATTAAAAGCAAAGGCAGGTAACGCCCTTGCATCATCTAACCAATGCGATTTAGCATCATCAGCCAAACGCAAAGGCAACATGCGGATAAGTCTATCGTGTGGGATGCCTTCCAGATTAAATGCGCCAAATTCACGCCAGACCCGCAAGGCATGATAAGCGTTAGCCCGTTTGATGCCAATTTCCATTAAAAAACCATCAAAAGTTTTAATATGCGATGCATATTTTAAATATAGTCGTTTATTGCTGACTAAGGCTAACACTTCACCAATAAGTAAAAAATTGCTTGTACTGTCAGTAGTGGCGTTAATTAACACACTGACATATTGATGAATAATCTCTGGCGTTTCATTTTTATTAGATTTCGAAGTCATTGTTTAATCTCCACTTGCACACATTACGCACGGGGCAATATTCCGCACAACGTAAATGCTCGCCTTTTCTGTGTTCAATTTCTAAACTTGGGTCTGACATGGCCATATCAATTGCTGCCATTTCATGTTCAAATACACGGGTGGCACGTACTGCCCCTTTTTTCTTAACTGCCCATGTGTCTGGCTTGGCCCATCGTTCAGCCATCGAACAAACATAATCTGGGTCATGATGAAACGCTAAACGTTCACGTATAAACCCCTCGCATTGTTCAATAGTCCAACAATCTACCGTATATTCAATAATGTTACGGCTTGGGTATTCATTAGGATTGCGTTTGTATTCAGATTTACGCCAATCTCGGAAAATCACACAAGCCGTTAAGCGTGGCACTAGTTGCCCTGTCATTTTCCAATGCAAATAACGATAGATATTAAGTTGTTCAGCCACTTTATTAAGCCAATCATTGCCAATAATGACAGACCAAACAGACGTTGTTTTCCAATCGCTAATTAATTGTGGCGTTAAATGGTCGCACGTGCCTGTGATTTTATAACCTTCAAATTCACATTCTAAAGGGATTTCGGATGTGCCATCCCCATGTTTTTCAACCATTTGATGCAAGGCCGTGCCTGTCATTGCCCACACCATTTCGGAAACATCGACTTCCAAATTATCCCAATGCTCTAATTTCAAACGATGCACTAAAGGGCTGTCAATTAATTCAGTGCAGCTTAAACTGTCTGGTTTAGGTTTACGTTGGTTTTCACAAGCCTTCACCAATACGCTAGGTAAACCGTGTGTGTTAGTTACTCGCATTTTTTTTCCCTTTAAAATGGCAAATCGTCTAAAAATTCATCATCGATATCATTTTGCGGTGTCACGCTAATGTTATTAGATGGCATCTTGCCTACTTCTTGTTGTCTGTTTAGATATTCTGGGGATTGCATAATAATTTTTTTAATGCCTTCTGATAAATTATCAAACACTTGTTGGTCATATTTACCATGCATCAAGCTAAAGTAAATTTTAGGATTGACTAAAGGTGGCACGGTCATACCTTTTGGCAATTTGCTGACGTTTTGCACTTTGATTTTGCCTTTTTCTGTCAATATAAGGGATAGCATACAAGGCGCACCCAAGATATTAGCAGGGTCAAAGCCACCCAATTCCTCATTCGTAAAATCACGGCCACGCCATGAAATTAAATCTTGTCTAAAATTGGCTTTTTCATTCAAACTTGCAGTGTAAAATTTGGAAACCACAAAAGGTCGGCCATCTTCCATCAATTCATCTAATTCCCAACCCACTAAAATTTGATGTTTATGAGATTTAACGCCTTGATAGTCACTTTCCTGTGTGCCTAAATCAATAATTTGACGGCAAGTTGCCCCATAACTGCCTGCTAATGGGTTTTCAAAGTTACCGCTATTACCGCTATCTGTAATTAACATTATTTACTCTCTTTCTTTATAAAAAATAACCCTTCTGGGCTACAAGTTTTGTCACTTTCGTATTTGCGCTCAACTTCACAAAAATGTCGATTGATAAAACTACCACCACGCACTAAATCATACTGTACGTCACGATGACATTCATCATAAGTAGGGTTTTGATAATTAGCTTCATAAAATTTGCAATCTATACATAATTTCATAATTCTCTCTCCAATGAATATTGTGCATAGTGTTTATGATTACTTTCATCAAACACTAAAAACATTTGTATCTTATGGCCTTTATTACGTAAGTTATGAATGACGGCTGCTAAACGCATACACCCATAAAGGCGCAAAGCCTCTAATGGGGTAATAGGGTCATAGTTAAGATGAACAAAGATTTTTTGCTCTTGCGTAAGTTTCATTTGAATTTCCCTTTCAAAGTGGTGTGAAGTACAAGTACAATATACATTAAAATATACTTATTGTCTAGCACTATTTACAAGTACACGAAAATTGATTAAACTGCGCACATGTTGAAAAAGAACCAAATATCTTACTTACGACATCGTGACGAAATTTATGCGGCACTGGGTCGTACACCGCCAAAAGCGGAAAGTGTAGATACTTTAAACTTAATCGAAGTTAAAGAAGTGCCACCTTCACACAATGAAATGGCAGAAAGAGGGGAAAACATGGTCATAGCGAATGTATGGATGAAAACAGGTGAAAACGTATTGCAGCACATTCAAACAGGTGCGGTAATTCGTAAACTGGTAAAATATGGGCAATATATTTACCAAGTGGTGATTGATAACCAAGTGGTGAGTACCCATTTTACAGCGAAAGATGCTATTAAAGCCTATGCGAACGAGTAAAAATAACGCCAGTGAACACCAGATACAATCAGCATTTATAAAACGGGTAGAGTTACATTATAAAACTTATCCACAACTTGAAATATTATTTGCAGTGCCTAATGCAGCTAAAAGAAGTTATGCGTTAGCAGCCATGTTAAAAGCAGAAGGCATGAAATCAGGTGTACCTGACATTATGTGGCCATATAACAATGGTCAATATGCAGGGCTTGCATTAGAGTTTAAAAGCCAAATAGGTAAACTAACAGATAATCAAATAGCCTTTATGGAGAAGTTGACTGCGCATGGCTGGCTTTGTTTAAAAGTAAATGATGCTGAATTAGCATGGCAACATGTTAAAAGTTATCTGATTAATAAATAATCAGATGTTAAGTAAATTTATTTTGACTAAATAAAAAATTAGTAGTATTGTACGTTTTATTGATGCCGACACATCACTAGAAACATGAACCCAGAACCGTTTGGTTTATGTATCCAATCTGAAAAGATAATGCTGTGTCGGCGGCAGGGTACATAAGCCAAACGGTTTTTTTACGCCTATATATTCTGCAAATCAATAATGAAGGAAAGAGAAAACAATAGTTTTCTTTACGAGATAGTTATTGTTTTCTTTTTTCTTCTTTTTGTTTTGTTGCCAGAATTGACTGGGATACCTTTCATAAAAATGTTATGGGGGGTAGGGGGGTGTTGGTTTTAGTTTCTTGTTTTTTCTTTTAGGGTCTTATGCTGGCGCAGTCAACTTAATAAATTTCTTTTTTTTAGGAGTAAATGAAGTATTTGAATGTCCTTCTAATGTAAATAATCCTAGACAATCAATATAATTTATGTTAGTCTGAATATTCATTACTTGAAAGGGAATTTCAACATGATTAAATCACCAAAACAATACAAACCCACTGAATCACAGCTATTAGAGCGTTCTAAACAGATTTATCCTGATAATGCACGAATGGCTGATGTTTGGTTTGAACAAAGTTTGTATTTGTACGATACTAAGAAACACTTACTTTTAAATGGAAGGTTTCCTAAATGCGCATAATTCCTAATCAACTATTTATTGCATTATTAATTGTATCATCAAATGCATTAGCTAATAGTCACACCGTACCACCAGTTGGGGCTGTTGCTAACGTCACTAAAGACCAAATATGTGTGAGTGGCTATACAAAAACAGTCAGGCCATCTACTAGCTTTACTGACAAATTAAAAGTGCAATGGACTCCTATTGGCCATCAACCTAGTGAATATGAATTAGACCATTACATTCCTATTGAATTAGGGGGCGCACCTAAAGACCCTAATAATTTATGGATGCAAGTGCTTTCAGAAGCCCGTTTAAAAGATGTGCAGGAAACATCTTTACATAAACGTGTATGCAAAGGGAATATCACTTTAAAAAAAGCCCAAAATACTATTAGGACTTGGCAATGATAGACAGACATGACCCTGATTATGGTGACCATGTAAGGCACTATGAAACCCATGACAACCGTTTTAAAGTGCAATGCAAATATTGCAGTCAAGTGGGCTTTGAATGGCGCAATGACAACGGTAATTGGATACTGTATGACTATCTTGGTGAAAAACACAGTTGTAAAAAAGACAAATTTGGTACATTTTTTAAAGGGGAAAAATAATGTGTGAACAAACAGAATTACAAGAAATTGAATTAGCCTATTTAGAACGCCAACAACTCTGTGAAAATGCTTTACAGGAAGCCTTTGATAAAGGGGTTTCACCAGAAAGCATGGCCATCTTAGAGTTTGAAACTGGCTTAAGAACGCCTAAAAAACAACAAGTTGCTTAATTTTATGGGGCGAAAGCACAAATTTTTATTAACGAATAACAAAAATGCTTTCGACAAGCCGTGTAAGTAGCCCCACCATTTAAGGATAAACCATGAAAAACTTATTATTAGCAAGTTTGTTGTTAGTGTGTTGCAGTGCAGAAGCTAAAATTGTCGCAGAAAGTTTAAACCAATCAGGCGGTAAGATGGTATTAACCACTGAAAAATGTACAAATAGCACGGGGTATGTGGCCTATAGCGTGATGGAAAATAATCCTACATTGTTAGGTTGTTGGTTAAATGATGATGATTTTATTCACATACGTTGGTCTGATGGTGATTTAAGGTCATATCCTTACAATGTATTCATTATAAAAGATAAACCTAAATCAACAATGTGATAATAAGGATTAAAAATGGTTACTAAAGACGAAGCATTAAAGAATGTTTATGTTGTTTATCAAGTTCCATATAGTTCGTTTACTTATTATGGAACGAATCCTAAACCAGTTGCAGCTTGTTTAACTTTAAAGCAAGCAAATAAAATTAAACGTGAAAAAGTTAAATTTGCTCGTGATTACTGTTACGCAGTTCGTAAATTGCAAATAAGGAAAAGTGATGAATAAAGACGAAGCATTAAAGATGGCGCATAAAACATTTATGCAATTAAACGAAAGGTCACCACGAAAAGAAGATGGTAGTGGATATTTTGATATTGAAATCCAAGCCTGTAAAGAAGCATTAGAACAGCATCAAATATTGGAAGCAATTTCAAAAGATGTTGCTAAACAACAAAAAGATAAACAATTTTATCAATCATCATTAGTTGATATAGTAGAACAGCCAGCAATGACATACGAACAAGGATTTGCACATGGATATGAAGCACATAGGGTTGAACAGGAATTAAAACAGACAGAAAAAGAACCTGTTGATAATTATAAAATTGGATACGAACATGGTAAAAAATATTATTTGAATAAATATTACAAAGGCAATTCTAATCAGCATTGGCATAACAAAGCAAAGGCTTATAGTAAAGCATTGGATGATTTATGGATTGTTTTAAAAGAAAATGGAATAAATGCTGATGATGGAACATCTATTGTTGATATTGTTAAAAAGCACACCCACCCTGCACCATCATGGCAAGGATTAAGTGATGATGAAGATGATGCAATCATTCAAAGTATATGGTCATGGGGAAATGATTTTCCGTATGATAAATATAGAGTTTGTATTGAACAAGCATTAAGGAATAAAAATGGATAACGGTTTTTTAAAAATTGATTTAGATAAAATTCAAACAATTGAAGAAGTAAAAGCAATGTTATATGTTTTATGTCGATTGCATGGTTGGGATGGTGAAAGTGATATTAAAATTTACAATGACATCGTCAACATTAAACCTATTCTTACTAATTTAGTTAAAGATTAATATGCAACCACGCTATTTAACCCTTTCTACCGATGGCACGTGTATTTCAAACGGCACAATCACTAAATTAAATAAATTGCCTAAAAAACAATTTACCTTACATACGCCAACAGGCAATAAAGTAAAATCGTTTGTGTATTACCAATTTAAAGGGATTCAGTTCTTAATAGACGTTATTACAGGTACTTTATACAACGCGAAAACAGGAGAATGTCCTAATTCCCCGTTGCTGTGGATTCTGGACTTACACACACAGTCAATGCCTTCAATAGAGCAGCTTCATAATCACGGCTCATTTGACGGTCTAACATTAAGCTCTCAACTCGATGCGTTAGATAATCCTGTGGAGTAGTTTGGTCAAATAAATAAACAGGCGATTGTGGTATTGTAATGTCACAATTCTTGTACACTGGGATTTTTACTGGGGTACAGGGTAAGATTCTGGTGTTATCAGTTGTACACCCCGTAAAACACACAATAACCGATATAGAAGCGATTTTAATGAATAGGGGGTACTTGGGCATCTAAAATCCTTTTTACGGCCTCACAGCTATCAGAATCGGGGATAGATTCATAGTAATGCTTCAATGCTTCTAACTTAACCTGTGCTTCTACATTCATGTGTTGAATTTGTTGTTTAGCATCGTTCACACGTTGTGTCATTGCTTCATACGCATGGTTCATGTTATCTATCTTGGCGTTTTGTTGTTCAACGGCTGATTGCCATGTTTGTATATCTAACTTTAATGTGGCATTTTGCAACTTCAAAGCCTCACGGTCAGCAATTGCGCTGTCACGTTCATGTCGGATAAAGCCAATGTAAGTCATTAATAAACCTGTCAGCACAAATATGCCTATCGGTTTCCAATACAAACTTAATAAGGTCATCATTTAGGTGTATCCTTTTTCATTAATAATGCTCCACCTGCTCCAGCCATGATAGAACCCAAACCAACACCAAAATCGGTGAAGCTAAAAGTATGATTGGCAACCACGTGAACAATAGAGCAAGCAAAAAACACCAAAGTACCACTTGCCGCAATCGCTTTAACAAGGCAATACGTTTCATTATCTGGTTCAGTGAACCAATCATGAATTATTTTCACCAACACCATCTTGCCAACTTATCTCTAAAGTAAAAGGTTGTTTATTTGCAATAACATTAAAATCAGCAATCGCCAAACCGCTTTGCAATATGGCTTTTTGATTCATAAGTTCACCAATTCTAGCCCCAAGCCCAATACAACCTAATAAATCACATTTGTATTCTGGCACTTGACCACAATAATTGGCAATATGTATCAATATGTCACTGCGATTAGGTACATTAGTGACTTCATATACCCATCCTTTAGACGGTGAATGATGCCACACGCATTGATACGTACCAGCAGGGATGCAACTATGACCACGTATGTTGTCATCCCACATGAGTTCACCTGTATAACAAGTAAACCCATTATCTGTGGTTAAAATACCAAACGTGCCTTGCGTACTAGTTTCAGTACGTAAGATTTTGGCTATCATTTGACTTTAACTGCTTCTGGTTGGTTTTGACCACGCCCACCCAACGCACGGTTAGATTCTGACATATTAGTACGACCATCAACAGCGGCACCAAAACGAAAGAATGGTTGAAAAGCCATTGGTTTAGGTTGCACACTGCCAAAACTACGATTGTGTTCAGCATTACGTTGCACTTGTGTTGGTTTAGTACCCCAATCATTGTGAAACTCGGTGTTGCATTTACCATGAAATGGTAAACAAAAGCCTGGTGTTAATTCATTACTCATCATTACTCTCCTTAACAGGTTTAGTATCTTTGCCTTGATACATTAAACAAAACACGCCAAAAATACTAGCGCTAATAATTCTTAATACATCTGGCTGTGCTAAACACCAAACAAAGCCACCTGCGGTTAATAGTAAAGCTAAAAATGCAAACACCCTTTGCGATAACAATTGCATTGCTAAGTTAATCGCCTGTATCAGAAATTGATTGTTCATCTTCATCATCATCCATAAAATGTGTACCAAAATCATCATCGGAAGCCTTTAATTTTACAGCTTCCCACTTGATTGCAGCGTTAATCGCCATCATGCGTTCTTTAAAATCCTCTGCGGAAGCTAAAGCTGCTTTAATGGCTTTGTCAATTGACGGATTAATAGTAGATTGTTTTGATGACATAATCAATATATCTTATGGTTAGTTATTAAAAGCCTAACAATTTTTTTGCTTTAGAAAACACCGCTTCACCAATAGCAGCCCCACCAGCAACAAGACCTAGTTTTTTAATAATATCTTTTCTATTGGCTATTTGATTGGCTTGTTGTGCATATTTTTCTACTTCATTGTAAATGCCAGCTTCTTTTAACCAACCAGTATTTTCTGGATTGGCAACAAAAGCCTTTACTTGCTCTGGCGTTTTACCTTCAAAAATAGTGGCTACGTAATCTTTAGACAAATCTTTAACAAAAGCATCATTGCCTACCGCTTCTTTTAATTCAGCAACTTTGTCACGACTACTAAAAAATTCTTTAGAAAAACGCTCTGTATCCACCATTAATTCACTTGGGTCATACTTTTCACGTTTCAAAATCTTTTGCATTAATTGTGTTTGAAAAGGCCGTAACTTTTCAGATGCTACTTTATAGGCTTCATCTGCTTTTTTGTATTTTGGATTCCATTGATACAATTTTGTTTCTAATTTATTAATTAAATCACGTTTGTAATTTGCATCTAAACTTTTGTAACCCCGTGCTTCTGCACCTGGACTGTTTACTTCACGCAAATAACGTAATTCTTCGATAATTGCATCAACGTCTTTTTCAGTTGTTTTAGATGGAGTTCTTCTTGTAATTTGACCACGTGGCAATTCTTTAACAACTTCTTTACCACCTTTAGTTTCACCTTTAATAGCATTAATTAAATTATCAATCGCATTTACTTTATCATTACCAACTAAAAACTTTTCACCATTTGGTGCAGTGGTATATTTAGATGCTTCTAATTCTTGAATTAATGATTGGCCTTCTTTTGATACAGCAAAAGGGTTGCCTGCCGCTTGTTTTGTTCTAGCTTCTTTTTTAGCAGAATCATAAAGTTTTTCAGCTTCTTTAGTTTTGTACTCGTATCTTACTTTTGCCGTTTTTGGCACTTCTGTTTTAATACGCTCACCAAGTTCTACAAAACCAGTTGGCTTACCAACAAGTTCTGGCGCTTTTAAATAACTTTTAATTGCGCCAACGCCAGCTTTACCAATATCAAAAGCAGCTTTACCGCCTAAATATACGTCAGGAATATGCTCACCAATTTTTTCTGTGGTAGTTGCTTTAGAAGGTGGCAAACCAACAGCAGTTAAACCTGTGGATACATCTTCTGATGTCGGTGCAAGTGATTCACGGCCTAATCCTGCTTTTGCTTCTTGATATACGGCAGGTGCTAACCCACCTGGCGTTAACGCTTGCACTGCTAAACCAGCAGGAGATATATGGCCACTAGGTAACATAGATTCAACGTCACCTACCATGCCACCGACACCTTTAACTAATCCACGCCCTAACCCATAGGCTTTTTCACCTAAAGAAGTTGGTTCTGCATGTGCAGGATGGGGTTCTGATACAGCACCTTCTGGTAAAGGTGGCAATTCAACAGTAGCGCCAGCAGGTAAAGGTGGCAAAGCCATTATTTAGCTTCCTTTCCATCATCTTTATACACCCATCCAGTGTTTTGAGCATTAGGTACAATTTCACGGTTATGGAATTTATGAATTTGATTAGCAGCAGGTGCAGCAGGTTTTGCTGTTTCAGTAGATGGCGTTTGTGACAATAAATTATAACCTTGTTCTGCATTGGTATCGCCTGCACGTGTACTAATATCAATCCCCATTGCTGACATATTTTGAATGTTAGCAGAAGGCGTAATTGCAGAAGCGTTAGCAGATAATTCACGAATATGGTCTTTCATTAAACTCTTAAAACCATCTGGCGTAAATTGATTAGGTTGCATCAATGTATTAAATCTATTTTGCAAGGCCACTGTAAAGCCTTTAGCACCACCAGCGAGTGACCGTTCATATTTAACAAGATAAGAAGCGTATCGTTTAGCAAATACTAAAGCATCTTGTGGTAAACCTTCCTCTGATGGGGCTTGACCAGCGCCTCTAATAGAATCGGCATAGCGTTCAATAAATGATTTAACTTGGCCTTCACGACCAATTACACTTGGCGTTGTTTGTGCAATATTAGCCAACGCATACGCTTCACCTATTGCATTACCAATATTAGCTACTTCTGTTGCTTCTTTAGAAGGTAATCGTGTGCCTGTATAGTCTTTTACAAGTAAAGATGTACCACCATAGGCTTTGTCAGCAGTTATATCAATACGTTGTTGACCTAATGATGCTCTTAATGCTCTATCTTCAACACGTTGCTCTATAGAATCATAATGCATTTGCAATTGTGTCATCATTTTTTCTTCTGATGAAATTACTTTGTCTAATTGTTGTTGTTTGGCCGTTAATTCTTTTTCAATTCTATCAATGTTGTGACTAGCAAAATCCATTGCTAATTTAGTATCGCCTGCCCCTTTAGCAATTAATTCTGCTCGTCTAAACTTAGCTGAAATGTCTAAATTTTTAGCACTAAGCACTTCTTTATATTGTGCCAATTCATTTTCATGCGTTTTAACGGCTTTATCAAAATTGACTTTATACGTTTTATAATCGTTTTCAAACTTTCTTTGATTGCCTTGCGTATACCCTTCAATAGCCCCTGCAAGCGCATTGCCTGCATTAACCATTGGGTTTAATGTGCCTTTGCTACCAATCAATGCAAACGCAGTCATAATTGCGCCAAACGCTTGCATGTCTTTTTGATTTAATGGCTCTGGTTTGAAATCTTGTATTTCCTGTGCTTTAGGAATATTTTTTTCAGCCCACTGCGCTACCCCTTCTTGCGCCTTTGTTGCTTCATCTAAGGCTTGTTGTTCTTTGGCAGAAATGTCTTTTAATGTGCCATAAGATTCTTGATAAACTTTTTCATGCGGTGCAATACGTGATTCACGTTCTTTTTCAATACGTGCCGTGCCTTCTCTTTCACGATTAGTTAAATCCATTAACTTTTGTGAAAAAGTATCAACTGTTTTAGGTAAGACAATAGCCATGATTTATCCTTATGCAGTAGCAGTGCCAGTTGCGCCAGATGTGCCTGTTGGGTTAGATGCTTGACCAGCCGCACTACCTGTTGCTTTAGCTAAATTAGTCATCATATTTTGCACGGCCGTGTTATTTGCAATTTGTGCATTAGCTATTGCAGTATTTGCTGTATTAGATGAACCTAATGCTGCCAAACCTTGCGTAATGTTTTGTTGCACAATTTGTTCCATTTGTGCTGCAACTTGTTGGTCAATATTATTTAATGCAGAGGCTTCCATAGAACTATTAGATAAGCCTTGTTTTGCATAATAATCTTTTACTGTTGCTTTAGCATTAGATGCCCATAAATTTAACGCTGCTTGTTGACCTGGCGTGACTGTGCCTTCTTTAGCCGCAGTTAATAATTGTTGCCCTGTTTGCCCTGCTTGCGCTGCATTGGCTGCAATGGTAGTTGAAGCATTAGCTGCTGTTGGCGTTCCTAATGAAGCTGGCAATTTAGGTTGATTTAACATACTGTAAGCGCCTAAACCCAAAGTCAAAGCATTATTAGCAATTTGTTTTTTAATGCCAGTGCCTAATTCTCCTAAAAATGATGGTTCTGTAGGAGGTGGTGGCGTTGCACCCACTTGTGGAATAGATGGCGGTTTTGCACCACCTAAATCAATTGCCCCTGCATTTTGTCCTGTAGTACCAAAACCAGCGCCTAAATCTTTTGCTGTTACGTCTGCTTCTTTTGTTATTGATGGAACTGATGTTGAAACTGTAGGTGCAAGTGGTGTTGCTGTTTCTGTTGCTGTTGCAGTTTTAGCGCCTGTAATTGCATCTGTTGATGCGCCTGTATCAGCACTTAAACTTTCTGGTGCTAATGGTGATGGTGTAGGTGCAAAACTTGAAACAGCAGGGCTTGGTGTAGATGATATAGCAGTTTCAGCAGGTGTGCCACTTACGCCACTTACAGGCGCATTATTAAATCCAGAAATAGGACCAGGACCTAAAACATTAGAACTTTGTAAAGCACTTGTTAAATTAGGACCACCACCAACAGTACCCCCTAAAGGGGTAGCGCTTGCCGCAGTGCTAGGAATTTGTGCGCCAGTTGCAGAATCAAAACCACTTGTAATTCCACTAATACCACCTAATGCTGGACTTAAATTTAATCCAGTAGCTGCAGCATTAGCACCAAAACCCGCACCTATATCTAATGCAGAAGGAACACCACTAATTGCACCAGCGCCTGCTGCTTCTGTACCATAACCAAAACCAGCACCAATATCTGAAGCCGTTGGAATAGCACCAGAAACAGTTGTTGCAGGCGCTAAAGCATTGGCAGCTTGACCATATAAATTTCCTGCAATATCGCCCACTGCGCCACCAAGCCCACCCATTGCTGCGCCTTGTAAAATGTCACCACCAGTTACGCCAGATACTAAACCACCTACGGCTGCACCTGTTAAAACGTCTGCTACGGTAACACTAGCTACTGAATCTGCAACGGCTGCTACAACTGCTGAAACACCCATGATGTTCTCCTTAACCTATCCATTTCTGATAAGTGCTTTCGACACATTCATAGCCTATTCTTTCAGCTACTCTGCCCCAATCAAACACTTTTTTAATGTGCAATCCAATAGTTTGCACCCCAAATTGTTTTAATTCCTTTTCCGAATATTCAAGTAATTTGATACCTGTCATCGAACCCCTTTTTTCTTTAGCAATATAAATAATGTCATTCATTGCCATTAACGTATCTTGATAGTGCATATGATGCAAAATAAACCACACGGCATAACCAATGATTTTGCCATCTTCACGTGCTGTATAACATTTCATCATGCCTGTTGCTTCCATTGCTGCGTATTTTTTTAAATCTGGGCGCAACGGTATTTTGTCTTTATTCCATGCAATTTCTTCATAATGTGCATTAAACAAATCAAGCCAATCTTGACTGACGTTATAACAAAATTCTTGTTGAAAAGTAATCATAATGTTTTAGGCATTTGCAATGGTTGTGGTTGCGCTCCTACTTGTGGCGTTTTATTTTTACCACTTTGTTTTTGTGAAATTGCAATTTGCAATGCAAGTGCTAATGCTTTTACTATTTTTTCATCATATTGCATTGGCAATTCACCTTGTTTAACTTTGCCAGTAGCAATTACTTTTTGTAAAAGTTGTGGATAACTTTGTGGATTTTGTAAACATTGTGCTGCCATTTGATAAAATTGTTGCAATGTTGGTAAATCTAATTTACCAAATACTTGCAAAATTTTTTGTATCATTGCTTGTGAATTTGCTGCCATTTTTAAATTCCTAATGTAGTATTAATCAAAGCATGAACGTCTTGATGTAATTCCTGCCATGCTTGCCATTGGTCTTGCTTAGTTAAATCAGAAGATGCTAAATCAGGCATCCCTGCCAAACCTAATACTGCGTAAATTGCTTCATGCTCTAATTGGTGGTTATTCATCCAATCTTTATCATTAGGGTCTTTAGCTTCTGTTAAAGGTAGTTTAATGATTGTCTTACCTTTTGTCACTAATGAAACGTAAATACTATCATGTTGCAATGAATGGTCTAACATCCACACTTTCCAATCTTTATCGGAATCAAATGGAATGTCAAATATTGGCGCTAACATGTATTATTTTTTCATTAATATTGCATCAATGCGTTGATGTGCGGCATTGCTAGATTCTTGTACATCATTAATTTTTTCATGTATATTTTTAATGTCTGAACGAATTGCGCCATAAACTGCACCAGCAGATAATAACATCACTACAATATTGTCTAAATGTAAGAAACTAAAATCCATGTTTTTTTCCTTTATTTGATTGTTTTAACCTGCATAATTCACAGCAGTCAGCATTTTCCCCTTTTTGTTTTTCAAATGGTTCATGACACTTTTTACAGCGTTTAATTAACCCATTGTGTTGCGTTTTACCCACTTAATGTCCACCGTACTCAAAGCCTTGTGCCTGACCTGTGTTAGGCATCCCTACATGATAGCCAGCAGCAGCACTTGCATCTGTCTGAAACCTTAAATGTACTGCAATACGTCCTGATTGCTTCCAACCTGCACCAAACTGTACTAGACGAGTTTTACTCCATCTAATCTGCACAAAACAAGCAAAAGGAAGTCCAAAACGTACA